TCGCGGATATAGAGGCCGAGCCGACCGTCCTGGGCGTGCGCGTGGCCGAGTTTTTGGCCCTGGCGCGCATCCATAGAGCTACCTGGGGCCGGTTAAGGGCAGGTAAATTCGCGCCCCGGCAGGATACCGCCCTGCGAATCGCGCACGCCATGAAGATGCTGCGCGCACGCGCGCAGGCCAAGCCCGTTGCAAAAAAAAAGACTGAAGGGGCGGCGGCATGAGCGATCTGGTGGAGAGACTGCGCGTAGACGCAAAAGCACTTCGACGTTACGCCTACGAAGAGGGCAACTTAGACCCCGAACAAGACCACGCCACTGCCGATTTGTTGGATAAAGCCGCCTCCCGCCTAGGGGCGCTGGAGAAAGCCAATAGCGCGTTGGAGCCAATGGTGCGCGATATGCGCACGGCCCTTGAGGATGCTAGGCGTAACGCCACCATGGTTGAGCGCGCTCGCTGCGCCAAGATCGCCAACAAGAGCGCTCTTATGGGCGCATCCTTCTTTAACGGACGTGATGTTGCGGAAGCTATCGCCGCCGCGATTTTGGAGGGGGAGGAGGCAGCATGACTTTACAGCACTGCCCAGCCTGCGACGGCAACGGGGGCCGTTACGCCGTGACCTCTATAGGCAATGGGTTCCTGCGCTGCGGGCTCTGCGCCGCGAGCGGCCAAGTCACGCAAGAACAGATTGAGCAATACCGGGAGGGGCAGGCTTTTCGGGTGGAGCGCGAAGGCCGTGAGGAAGGCTTGCGCGAGTGCGCTAAGCGCTTGGGCGTTTCACCGACTCAGCTCTCACGCTTTGAACGCGGCGAGGCCAAGCTATGACCCCCAAAAACGCGGATGACCTGTTCATCGTCGTGGCCGCCTTTCGTTACGCGCTTGGGCGCCGGTCTTACGCGCCTGGATTGGTGGCCGGCTGGATCGAGGCGCGCAAACAGCACATGCCGCAAGAAACACGCGCTCAAATCGCGCAAGAGATTCGCAATGAGGCTGACGCCGTATCCCGTCGTAATGACCCGCTGCCTTACGCCGAACGCTGGCTGGCGCTGGCGGCATCTCTGGAGCAAACGCCATGACCTCCACCGACCTCGCGCGCCTGGAAATGCACGCAACCCTCCTAGACCTAGTAGGGCAGGTAGCGCTTCCAGTGGTTGCTTTTATCGCAATTACCGTGGTGTGCATGTGGGCGCTGAAACGATAAGGAGTAGGGGCATATGAGTATGATCGGAATCGTCTTGGCGGCGCTCATTGTCGCGTGCGGCATCGCTGGCCTCGCTGTCGGCTTTGCGCGCGGGCTATTGCAAACCGTGCGGATGCTTGTCAACCAAGTCGAGTATTTGCGCGCCCGCCTTGCAATGGTGAGCGGGGAGGTTAGCTACACGCCGCCGCCAGAGCCCACGCGCAAAGCAAAACAAGTCTCGTTTCCTGATTTCGGCTCGCGCAAAAATGAGGACGCCGCATGAGCAGGCCGATCATCATCGATCGACATGGCGTCCACTATACGTCTCCACGCATGAGCTTGATTGGGCGTGTATTGTGCGGCGTAGGGGCGCACATATGGAGGTACTGGCACATGGCGAGAAGTTTCATAGACACGTACCCCGATGAAGTTAACGTCTGTCGAACGTGCGACCGCTGTCAGTGGATGCAGTCAACGAATGACGGAGTGCATTGGAGAGCGCGCGCATGAGCTGGCGCCCGATAGAAACAGCACCGAAAGACGGAGGAAACCGGGAAATGACCGAAACCCAAGCCCAAATTGCGCGCGCCGCGCATCGTATCTCCGCGCGCTGGCGCATGACCACGCTCGAAGCGCTGGAGGCTATGCTCGCCGTATGCGAACACGCGCGCGACGAACGCGCAACGCTTGCCGTCGAGGTCATTTGCAAAGCGCAAAACCTAACCCGCGAAAAGCTCGGCGCGCATGTCAACGCAGCCATTCAGATTGCGCTTGAAGATCGCGCCGAATCCGTAGCGCAAAATATGGCGCAGTATCTGGGGGAAGGGGCATGAACCTCGATGCCTATTACCAGTCGATCGAGAAAAAGCGCGTCTCGTTTGCGGCGCGCGGCTTTGAGCCGAGAGCACTGCACCCGAAGTTAAAACCGCACCAGGCGCACTGCGTTGACTTTGCGCTGCGCACCGGATGTTCGGCGATGTTTCTCGATACGGGACTAGGCAAAACTCTAGCCGCTCTCGACTGGGCGCGCGCCGTCACCGAGAAAACGAACAAGCCTGTCTTGATGTTGGCGCCGTTGGCGGTAGCGCAACAACATCAACGCGAAGCCGAATTGTTTGACCTCGACGCCAAGGCCGTGCGCGAACCAGATGAAATTAAAGGCGCGCGCACCTATATCACTAATTACGACCGGCTGGCAAAATTCAACCCCGATCAATTTGGCGGCGTCGTGCTTGACGAAAGCTCGATTCTAAAAAGCTTCACCGGCAAAACCACGCGCGCGCTTATCGAGACGTTCGCGGCCATGCCGTATCGCCTGGCTTGCACGGCGACGCCGGCGCCAAACGACCATACAGAACTAGGTCAGCACGCGGATTTCCTTGGCGTTATGGAAAGCCCGGAAATGCTTTCGCGCTGGTTTCTCGCCGATCAAACGCAAATGGGGCGATATCGCTTGAAGCGATCCGCCGTGCGCCCGTTTTGGGATTGGGTGGCGAGCTGGGCGCGGTGCATCGCGAAGCCGTCAGACATAGGGTTGAGCGACGATGGTTACATTCTGCCATCGCTGAATATGCGCCGCCACGTCGTCGAGGCGGATAGGTCGGTTGATTCGGGCGAGTTTTTATTCCGCATTCCCGATATGTCGGCGACTTCGATTCACAAGGAAAAACGCCTGACTAAGGACGCGCGCGCCGATGTGATCGCGGGGCTGGTCGCCTCCGAGCCTAGCGAGCCTTGGGTTATTTGGTGCGATACCGACTATGAAGCGGACGCCTTGGCGGCGCGCATTCCTGACGCGCTGGAAGTGCGCGGCTCCATGCCTGCCGAGAAAAAAGAAGAGCGCCTTATTGCGTTTTCGTCTGGTCAGGCGCGTGCGATTATTACTAAGCCTTCGATCGCGGGGTTTGGCTTGAACTGGCAACATTGCGCGCGCGTGGCGTTCGTGGGCCTTTCGTTTTCCTATGAGAGCTATTACCAAGCGGTGCGGCGATGCTGGCGCTTCGGGCAGGCGCGCGCCGTTGAAGTCCATGTCGCCATGGCGGACACTGAGCGCTCTATTTGGGACGTTATCACGCGCAAGACCGACGATCACGGGGCGATGAAAACAGAGATGAACGCGGCCATGAAACGCGCCTCGCGTCAATCTGGCGTACTGCAGGATTACGAACCCACTCAACCGATGAGGCTCCCGCAATGGCTATCTTAAACAGCACGAAGGTTCTCGACCAAGCGCACGGTGAGCGGTGGAGCGCTTACCATGGCGATTGCGTCGAGGGCGTTGCAGGACTGCCTAGCAACAGCATCGATTATTCAGTCTACTCGCCGCCGTTTTCATCGCTCTACATCTATTCGGAATCCTGCCGAGACATGGGTAATGTCGATGGCGACGATGCTTTCCAGGAGAATTACCGGCATTTAGTGCGCGAGAAATTACGCGCGACAAAGCCGGGACGACTGACATCGATCCACGTCAAGGATTTAGTCTATTACTCGAACGCGTCCGATCGCGGCGACCGTGGCTTGCGCGACTTCACCGGCGAGTGCATCCGCACGCACGTCGAGGAGGGGTGGACATATCATGCGCGCACAACGATATGGCGCTGCCCCGTGCGCGAAATGCAAAAGGCCAAGCCTGACGGATTGTTGTTCAAGAATTTCCGCACCGACGCCGGGCGTGTGCGCCAAGGCTTGTGCGAATACCTCATCACCTTTCGCAAATGGGCGCCGGGCATGGAGGAGGGCGAGCCGATCGTTCATGATCCACGCGAGTTTCCGCTTGAGCTGTGGCAAACGCTCGCAAGTCCCGTGTGGAATTACGGCGACGACGATCTGCCGGAAACCGACGTACTCAACGTGCGAGAAGCGCGCGACGATAAAGCGGAAAAGCACCTTTGTCCGATGCCGCTCAACATCACCGATCGCGCTGTAAAGCTATGGAGCAATAAAGGCGACACGGTGTTATCGCCGTTCATGGGCATCGGTTCCGAAGGTCATGTCGCGCTAAAGCTTGGACGCCGGTTCATCGGGTTCGAACTTAATCCAACCTACTACGCACAAGCGACAAGGCATCTAGATCACGCGGAAACATTGGCCGCATCTGGTTCGCTGCTTTCACTTATGGAAGCGGTCGCATGATTTACCGCTTCGTCCCCCACGAGCGCGTCGGCTTATACGCGAACTTAGGCTGGACAGATCGCGGCTTCGCGCCTGGCCATCACGGCGCGCATGCGCGGGTAATGATCTGGCAAGGAGATGATGATGACGCGCGCGAACCGGAAGCGCGCGAAACTCACGAAGCGTTTACGCAATCAGACACAGGGTAGGGACGACGCGAAAGCGGCGCGGGCTTGTCCTCCCGCGCCGCCGATTCGCTGAAACCGCTAGCTGCAAAACTACGGTCAAAATCACCGCGCCATGGAGAAAGCGCACATGAACACCCCATATATGGCACAGGCCGACGCGAAGCACAAGCCTTTGTGTCAAGCTCGCGCACGCAACGATCGCCAACCCCGCGCATCCGAAAACCAGTGCAATGATGGAGGTATGCACCGCTTTCGTCCCGTGATCCGCGCGTGACTACGCTCCCCCATAATCTACAGGCCGAGCAGGGCCTGTTAGGCGCGCTATTATTCGACAATAGCGCGCTCGATCGTTTGTGCGCGCTGGCGCCGGGGGATTTTTTCGACCCCGTGCACGGCCGGATTTACGCCGCTATCGTCGCCGGGGTCCGCGCCGGGCGGCTCATGGACGGGGTGACGGTCAAGCAAGCGCTGTCTGGCGACCCCGGCCTGGCCGAATTAGGCGGGCCGGCGGCTTACCTCATGCGCGTAATGGAGCAGGCCGCGCCGCTCACATCGCAGGCTCAAGCCTACGCTGAAGTGATTCGCGACCTCGCCAGCCGGCGGGCCATATATCGCATCTGTCAGGAAACCGCCCGCGCGGCATTGGCCGCCGAAGGTGAGGCGGTGTCGATCGCCAGTGAAGCCGAACGCGCTTTGCAAGCTATTGGAGGGGGCGCCGGCGCCCGCGAGGTCAGCCTGCGGGACGCCGGCGCGCGCGTAGTCGAAAGCCTCTCCCGCCCCTACCGGGGTCTATCCACGGGCATTGCCGAACTAGACAGGCTCACCGGCGGCCTGATCGCGCCCGATCTTATCATCATAGCGGGCAGGCCCGGCATGGGCAAAACCTCGCTTGCGGTCAACATCGCTTGCAACGTAGCCAGCGATAGCGTCGTATCCGAAGACGGCGCCGCCATTCGTTCGCGCGTGGCGGCCTTTTTCTCCATGGAAATGAGCGCCGAGCAATTAGCGGGGCGGGCGCTCTCACGCCGTTCGACTGCTTCCGGCGCCATGGCGTTCGGCTATTCCACTCTCTACGCGCGCGAAGCACGGCCACGCCCCGACCAAGTGGCGCCGCTGGTGCTTAAATTGCCTGACACGCTGCGGATAGATGACGGCGCCAGCCAAACCATGGCTCATATTCGCGCATCCTGCCGCGATATTCGCGCCCGATTTGGTGCGTTGGATTTGGTGGTGGTCGATTATCTACAGCTCGCCGTCGATCCAGCCGTGCGCAAGGACGGCAAGGTGCAGGAGGTGAGCGCGATCAGCGCCGCGCTCAAAGGGCTCGCCAAGGATATGAGCGTACCAGTTATCGCGCTGTCGCAGCTATCGCGCGCTGTCGAAAGCCGCATCGACAAGACCCCGCAAAACTCCGACCTGCGCGAAAGCGGCGCGATCGAACAGGACGCCGACATCATCTTGTTCGCCTATCGCGAGCACTACTACCTGAGCCAAAGCGAACCGCGCGTTCGCGAAGGCGAGGACGAAGGCGACTTCGATAAGCGCAAACGCGAACACGCCAAGCGCAAATTCGAGACGCAAAACACCTTCACCGCAATATGCGGTAAGCGCCGTAACGGCCCCGTTGGGGTAGCCGAACTCCGCTGCGATCTGGCGCACGATATAATCGCCGACCCCGACGAAAACGAACCGCCGACACGGCGACAACCCTATTGGAAGGACGATTAAAATGGCAGCGCGATATTCGATCTTTGCGGCGCGCGCGGTGTTCGATCTGCGCTTGAGCGCCATGGAGGTGCGCGTGCTTGCCGCCCTAGGAACCTACTCAGACAATGAGGGGTGGTGCTTCCCGTCTCAAAAAACGCTGACCGAACGGCTCGATTGCTCGCGATCAACCGTCGGCGCGGCGATCAAGAAGCTTGTGGAAA